GCTAGCATTTGTATCTCTAAGCATCTTAGCTGAAGTAATCTTCGGAGCAGGTGTATTTGGTACTAGTGTAGTATCCAATGTCATGGGACTTGTACAGTCTTTAGGTGATGGTGGATTTGTTGGTTTAATAGCTTTAATTATTTTAGTTCAAGTATTTCAAAAGAAATAAGAAGAATTAAACTAATTATCTAAGTAATGGAGCCTGGAGTAACAACTTCAGGCTTCTTTTATCAAAAATGCATTTTAAAGAATCCTTATATATTTATACCCCGAATATACTACCAATCTATATGTAGTATTTAATTAAATTAATTCTATTACGTTTCTTAATAAACGTATTTCCCAAACAAAAAAATTTTAGGAAAATGGCAAACAACAGAGAATTGCTTAAGGAAGCACTTGCTGATGCTAAATCTCTTAGAGAAATGGCTATAGCAAATGCAAAAGCTGCTCTTGAAGAATCATTCACTCCACAAATTAAAACTATGCTTTCTGAAAAGTTAGAAGAAATGGAAAAAGAAGACATGGATGAAGAAATGTCTAAAAAGTACATGGAAGATGACAAGATGGAAGAAGTTGAAAAAGAGGAGATGAAAGAGGAAAAAGAGGAGATGGAAGAAGATCTTAATTTAGATGAAATTCTTGCTGAATTAGAGGAATCTGATGCTCTAGATGAAGTTGAGTCTGTTACTGAAGTTGATGAAGCTGTAACTGAAGAAGAAGTAACTGAAGAAGTTACTGAATCTGAAGAAGTTACTGAAGCTGAAGAAATGGAAGGAGAGATGGAAATGGATATGGAGGAAAAAGATGAACCTATGGAGTTAGAAGACATGTCTGAAGAAGATCTTAAAAGTTTTATTGAAGGTGTTATTGCTGATATGATTGAAGCTGGTGATTTAGAAGCTGGTGAAGACATGGAAGGTGATGACATGGAAGATGAAGAAGTTGAAACTGAAGAAGAAGAAGAGGTAAACATTGACGAACTGTTAGCTGAAATTGAATCTGTAGATGAAGAGTACAAGTATGAAGAAGATGACAAAGAATCCAAAATGGAAGAAATGTCTAAAACATATGATGAAGATGATTCAAAAATGGAAGAAGTTGAAATAACAGAAGATGAGTTAGATGAAATCCTTGGATTTGGTAAAAAAGGAGCTGGTGGAACATCATTTGTTAAAGATTTCATAAAAGATAATTCAATGGAAATTGATAAAATTATGAAAATGGATGATAAAAAAGCTAGACTAGAAGCTGCTAAACCTTTAATTATGAAATTCATGAAAATGAACAGAGCTAAAATGGACCCATCAGCTATGAGAAGTGATGTTTCTGTTTTAAGAAACGCTGTTGAAGTAGGTGAATTAGGTGGAGCAACAAAAGGTACAGTATCAACTATGGAATCTATCCAAAAAGATTTAAATGAAGCTCTTGAAGCTAATAAAGTTTTAACAGAAGAATTGAATGAAGTTAACTTGCTTAATGCTAAATTACTTTATACAAATCGTATCTTTAAATCTAAAAACTTGACTGAAAGTCAAAAAGTAAAAGTTTTATCTACATTTGATAAAGCATCTACTGTAAATGAAGTTGAATTGGTTTATGAAACATTGAATAACACAACATTCAAATCAAGTAAAAAATCAATCAAAGAAAATTTAGGTAGTGCTTCTAGATCAGTAGGTACAACTAAAACAACAAAGCCAATTATTGAAACAAATGACGCTTATAAGCGTATGCAAGAATTGGCATTTTACAGTGTAAAACACTAATTATTTAATTATTTTTTAAAAACAAAACAATGTCAAATTTAAATTCATTATTAGAAAGTTCTGCTTCCGGATGGAAGAACATGCAGAACGAAGCAGCTGTTATGGCTGACAAATGGGGAAAAACAGGACTATTGGAAGGTATCAACAGTGATGTTGATAAAAATGGTATGGCTATGATCCTTGAAAACCAAGCTAAACAGCTTGTAGTTGAGGCTAGTGCTAACACTACTGGTACTGGAGGAAACTTTTCAGCTGGAACTGGTGCTCAGTGGGCAGGTGTTGCTTTACCATTGGTAAGAAAAGTATTTGGTTCTTTAGCTTCTAAAGAATTCATGTCAGTTCAACCAATGAACTTACCTTCAGGTCTAGTATTTTTCCTAGATTTCCAGTATGGAAATGAAAAAGCTAAAGGAT